TCGACAAAGACTACGAAGCTAGTATCAAAGAATGAAGACTTTAACAATTAAAGAATTCGTTGCTGATTCTCAAAGAATCATCAAGCGTGTAGAGAATGGTGAGAAGATTGCTGTGACTGATGGAGACCTCAGTGCAGTATTAGTTTCATCTGATGAATATTATTACGATCTGCATCACAACACGGGAGGTACTGCCATGTAACCACTTGACTTAGGCTACATTTTTTCCTATAATCCTACTGTCAACTATCCAAAGCAATGACGCTTACTTCAAAGTTCAAGAAAGACATAAGCATCCTTAGGGCTGCTGCTAATAAAGAGATTTTTCTCGATGTAAAAAATCCAAAACTTTATAAGAAGATTAAACGTTATTATCAAAATGAAATAGATTATACAGATGATGACCCCGAACTTAATTACAGTCTGGTGGTAGAATGCTTAAGGCAAGACCTTGTGGAGGTAGCATGAACGTTATTATGGAACGGCATCCTTACCGTTATGTGGAGGTAGGAACCCTAGAGAATGGTCAACCAGACTACCGTATTCAAAAAGAAGATTATTACACTAAGAGGTACAGAGATATGTACCTCTGTGACAATGGAATGCAACTTACCACTGCTATTGAGGACTTTGAATATACCAAATGGCTAGACCCAGAAGGGGTTCCGTGCTATATTAAGGATAAATAAATTGTAATTCCTTATAAAAATCATGGCAACAAGAAGTAAATCCTCATCGGGTGCTTACATGTCTCAGTATGACAATGAGGTAGAGAAGCGTTTAACTGCATTGGAATCTCATACACATGAGGGTATAGATGCGAGTGAAGTGCAAGACCTAAAGAAAACAATTTTTGAGAATGCAGTATCTCCAGAAAGACTTGCTGCAGTGGAGAAAAAAGTTGATAAACTCATTGCAGTAATAGATAACGAATTGCATCCTTCAGTCGGAGGTCAACCTATTTCTTGGGACGAATAATTCGTTATGAAAATTGGATTTAATTGTAGTTCTTGTGACTTATTTCATGCTGGCCACGTAACCATGATGAAAATGGAGAAGCAGCTGTGTGACTATTTGATAGTCGCACTGCAGGTGGATCCAACTATTGATCGTCCTGGTGTAAAGAATAAACCAACTCAATCTGTATATGAACGTTACGTTCAGTTACAAGGTTGTAAATATGTTGATGAGATTTTGGTGTATGAGACAGAAGCAGACTTGCTTAACTTGATTCAAACCCAGACAGTTCATATTAGATTTTTAAGTGAAGAGTATAAAGATAGAGACTTCACTGGAAAACAGTATTGCATTGATAACGGAATTGAGTTATACTTTCATATGAGAAGGCATCAATATTCTTCTACTGAACTTAGAAACCGAGTCTATGAGCTTGAGAAAGCAAAGAGGGCGGAGAAAGTAGAGGAAAATATTGAACAGTATTCTCCTGAACTTCTTGATAAGTATTTTGATGAAAGCAAAGGAAACTAGTTTAAATGATGCATATGTCATCACTACTCCGCGTTTTGATGATGAGAGGGGATTCTTTTTAGAATCTTTTAGTTTGAAGAGATTTCAAGATGTTACTGGAGCAATGGATGATTTCGTTCAAGACAATCATTCTAAGTCCTCTAGGGGAGTCTTGAGGGGTCTTCATTATCAAACGGAACATCCTCAAGGAAAGTTAGTTAGATGCACTCAGGGCGCTGTTTATGATGTAATTGTGGACCTTAGAAAGAGTTCTTCTACCTTTGGAAAGTCTTTTGGTATAGAACTTGCCGAGAATAATGTCATGCTATGGGTTCCGATAGGATTTGCTCATGCATTCTATACTCTTAGTGATTATGCAGAGTTTGAATACAAATGTACAGATTATTATTACCCAGAGTTTATGGAAACATTGATGTGGAATGATCCAGACTTGAATATAGAATGGCCTTTTGAATCGGATCCTAATAAAACAAGGTATGGTGATCCTATTCTCTCTGCTAAGGATAAGGTAGGTAAATCATTTAAGGATTGTTACAAGTATGAGTATGAATAAGCTTTCTGTCTATGGTGCTACTGGTTTTATTGGTAGTACTTTCTGTGATTTATATCCCGATGAGGTTATTAAAATCTCAAGGGAAGAAAGGGAGCCGCAATCAAAAGATATAATCTATTTCATTAGCACCACTACTAATAGTCATGTCTTTAAGGATTTGCATATTGATATAGATACTAATCTTACTGTGTTAGCAGATGTATTAGAGCACTGTAAGGATAAAGATATTACTTTTAATTTTGTAAGTAGTGCATTTGTATATGGAACAGATGTAATTGATGCTAAAGAAGGAGACCCTTGTGAACCAGGAGGGTTTTATTCCATTACTAAGAGATGTGCAGAACAGTTATTGATTTCTTATTGTAAAACCTTTGGTGTGAAGTATCGCATCATGAGGATTGCTAATGTCTATGGTGATGATAAGACTGTTTCAGCACAGAAGAATGTTCTTAAGTTTCTCATTGGATTGATGAAGGAAGATAAACCACTCACTCTTTATGATGATGGTATGCAACTCAGAGATTATATGCATGTCAGTGATATATGTCGTGCAATGAAATTGGTAATAGAAAGAGGATGGACAGATTCTATATGGAATATTGCTGCAGGTAATCCTTTACCCTTTAAAACTATTATGGAAAAGGCAAGAGATTACTTGGGAAGTAAAAGTGAATTTAAATATGTAGATTATCCTGAGTTTAATAAGGTTGCTCAGGCATATAACTATTCTGTTAATGGAGATAAGCTAAGGAATCTGGGATTTGAACCAGAGATTAGTTTTGATGAGGGCTTGAAATCTTTATGTTCTTAAGGTAGACTATATACTATAGAGATGAATGGACTATGAGTGAGTATAAAAAGACTGCGCTTGTTTTAGGTGCCGGTGGAATGATCGGTAGTCATATGGTCAAGTATCTTGTAGACAAAGGATACTGGGTGCGTGGTGTTGATGTAAAAGAACCTGAATTTTCAAAGACTAAAGCACATGAATTTGTGATTGGAGATCTGCGTAACGTAGATTTTGTTACTAGAGTCCTGGAGTTCAAAGGATATCAAGGTAATTTTTATCAGGACATACCATATAAAATGGTAGATTGTTTTGATGAGATTTATCAGTTTGCTGCTGACATGGGCGGAGCAGGATTTGTATTCACTGGTGAGCACGATGCAGATATTATGCACAACTCAGTGTCTATTAACCTTCATGTTCTTGATGAAGTTCGTAGGATGAATGAGAGATTGGATAAGTATGAACCAGAACATCATCCTAAGAAGCAACCAAAGATTTTTTATAGTAGTTCTGCTTGCATGTATCCTGAGTACAATCAATTAGAACCAGACAATCCTAACTGTAAAGAAGATTCAGCCTACCCCGCAGCACCGGACTCAGAATATGGATGGGAAAAACTTTTCAGCGAACGTCTCTACCTTACTTTTAATAGGAACTACGATATTCCTGTTCGCATTGCCAGGTATCATAACGTCTTCGGACCCGAAGGAACTTGGGAGGGAGGAAGAGAGAAGGCACCAGCAGCAATCTGCCGCAAAGTGGCTGAACTCCCGTCGGAAGGTGGATCCATCGAGGTGTGGGGAGATGGCTTACAAACTCGTTCCTTCTTGCTCGTTGATGAATGCGTCGAAGCAACCTATCGATTAATGCAATCAGACTTTACGGGACCTGTTAACATAGGTTCTGAGGAGATGGTAACTATTAATGAGTTGGTAGATATTGCTGCACGGGTGGCTGGTAAGAAAGTAGAGAAGGTTCATATTGAAGGACCACTAGGAGTGCGTGGCCGTAACTCTGACAATGAACTTATCCGTGAGAAACTTGGATGGGATTATTCTATTACCCTTGAAGAAGGGATTAGGAAAACCTATGAATGGATTAGATGGCAAATTAGTAAGAAGATTTATTCTTGACTTTTTGCTTTAACCCTGTTAACATTTCTGTGTAATCATTTAAAATTATGTCTGAATACCCTGATGCCTTTTGGAAGCATAGTAATCTTCTTGATCAATGTATTGGTGAGAAATCAAAGATTAAATTATTGATTCTTGATATTGATGGTGTTCTTACTGATGGAACCAAGGTATATACTGAGAAGCATGAACCAGTGTATAAGAGATTTCGTTGTAAAGATTTTACTGCAATTAAAAGATTCGTAGCAGCAGGAGTAAAGGTTATCATGCTTTCTGGTGATAACTGGAATGCAGAGATGGCAAAGCAAAGAAATATTCCTTTTTATTGTACTCGTGGTTCTGATTTGGGATTGGATAAGTCAGTATATCTGAGTCATTTAGAATCACAATATGATGTCAAGAGAGAGAACATGGCATTTGTTGGAG